ATTATCACAAAATATTACAATCAAAGGTTATTACCGCCCGAATTATGACGTGTTCTCCGATATTGACTTCAGCAAAGGATTGTTCTGGGAGTCTGATGAGCGCAACTTCTACGACCTGTGTTATGAGTATCTAAAGTTATATCGTAATGACGAAGATACCAAAAGCGCGAGCGATGAAATTGATGCCGACATAGATGCTTATGTTAGTTGGGTGGGTGATGCCAACGATACCGTTCAAATTATGTACACACGTAGCCAATTGTTTGAACTGGTGAGAAGCGCGATATATGACAAGTTACACAAGGTGTCAATCAATAATGAAGTCGCTGGAGAAGTGTACACAAAGCTCAAACAAGTTATCATCAACGACACAGACTTCAGAACGAGGTTTGATATGCTGCCGTACATGGATATATCTTATGATTTCATTGTGTCTGAATACCTTGATAGCCTGTTCGGAGATTGGACTATCAGGCGTTATTTACTGAACAGTGTGCAAATTGGTTCATACGCAATAGTCAAAGCAGATGACGTGGATTATTGCTTCGATATGGATGGTATGTACGATGACTTCGGCTCTTTTCTGAAGGATTGGCTGTACGACTTTGAATATGTAGGAAACGAAAAAACATTATAATCATGGCACAGAAATATATCTACATTGTTGAAAGCGAGGTGCATGACACCGCTAATAACCGTCATTTGATTTACACCCCTGCGCACTTCATTAGTAAAACGCAAGCCAAGGAATTTTTCCGAGGACTGTATAACGACATTGTTCAGAACGGTTCTACTGCTTCACGATTGATTGAAATGCCTACCATTAAATCGCAACTGTACACCGGTTATGTGATGAAGTACGACTATATTCGCAATGATGGTTGTCCGGTGGTGGCAAGGCTCAAAATTCAACCCACTAACGACAAATAAGATGAACGACAAGATACTCCAAATGTTCTTCGATATTTCACGCTGGGAGAAAGCAATTGAGAAGGGCGTGGTGAAAGATATACGCCCCGACCAATTGAAGCTGCTATCCAACGAGAGTACAAGATTACGTATCGCAGACATGATGTTGTCAGGTAAATATTTAATCTCACCGCCCCACACTGCTCAAATCCCGAAAGATGATGGCACATTCAGAACGGTCTACGTTAACGAACCGATTGACCGCGTATTGCTCAGTATTGCCAACGACCTTCTGTTTGAGTTGATGCCTGAGATGATACACCCTTCGTGTAAGTCATATCAAACAGGCATTGGCTGTGGTAAGGTTGTGCAAGAGGTTAGCCGCATGATTGTGAACGCAAACCATGATGGTTATCTGGGGTGGAAGTCAGACCTCAGCAAATACTTCGATAGTGTGCCGTTGCGCTTCGTTGATGAAGCGTTTGATGAGGTTGAAGCGAAATACGGTCACTCAGCGTTGATTGATGTCCTGAGAAAGTATTATCACTGCGATTGGTACTTCGATGAACATAACGAGTTGCAGCAGACCTACCAATCCCTCAAACAAGGCTGTGCGGTGGCAAGTTGGTTAGCCAATGTGTTGCTGTACAAACTGGATGAGGAATTAAGCTCTCTCGATGGATTCTACGTTAGGTATTCAGATGATATGTTGTTCGTTGGCAAGGATTATCCGAAAGCTATGGAAATATTGCAACAGAGATTATCTGAGAAGGAGATGAAGCTAAACCCGAAGAAGGTGGAGTATCTTACCAAACACAAGTGGTTCAAGTTTCTCGGCTTCAGTATTAAGGGTCGCATGATTTCATTGTCAAGCACTCGCATTAAGAAATTTCAGGCTGAAGTAGAAGCGCGAACCATCAAAAAACGTGGGGTGACACCATGCCGCGCAGTTAACTCGATTGTTCGCTACTTGTACAAGGGCAACGGAGAGTTTAGTTGGGCAAGCCAAATCCTACCAATCTGCAATGTGCGAGCCGATATAGACGAACTGAACAAATTTGTTTTGGATTGTCTGAGAGCGGTTGTGACAGGAAAGCGTAAGGTTGGTGGCTTAGGCTACGTGAATACTAAAACTGATGGCTGTGTTGTTCGCGGTATCGGCAAGAACGTGAAAGCGAATAGAATTAAGGTGGGCGATAAGATTGAAAACTATCTATCGTTAGGCTGTATGCAAAATGCCTTAATAACGAGCCGAGCGGTCTACAACACATTGGTGTCATCATTATAGTGAGTGAAAACCGAGTACACGGACATGAATGAAGTGACGAAGATTTAACATTCAGGCGATTTATACTGGAATGAAGGCCATATGCCGGTTAGGTTAACACCGGCATATTACCCTTCGTTCCGAGCAATATCCCCTGATTGCATTGAAGATATAAAGCAATGTACCGCTCGTCTGACATTCATAATTAAAGTGCATTAACAATGGTTCAAGCAACGAAATTTCAATACAACAGGATTTGAACCCCTCCGTCAAAGTCCTGCACCGAGCTTATCAGCTCAGGTTTCGACTCTTGGGAGGCTTCATCCTGTTTCATATTGTCAAAATAAAGAAATGCACCAATCGTTTGAGAACCATCCAATTACTTAACGCAAAGTTTATATGCCAAGGTTAATATATTCAATACAAGCTCTATAATCGCCGAGGATCCATCCCTCAGTTTACCCGGTAGTAACCGGGACAACTGAAGATAGGATCCGCTGCTAAGAATATAGCTTGAAATATTATTCGATTACAGAAATGCGTCACATTAACGAGGCATCCGATAACGCAATCATTATGCACAAGGAATTAACTTCAGATATACTGTTTTCAAACGTATGACCTGATTCAAGATGGCACATGACTGATTGCCATCTTCTAAATCAGGTCATCCTATAAAACAGTATTCATTATTCGATTACAGAAATGCGTCACAATTATGAGTGCTAATATTTTCAATTCTGCTATCAAAGCTGTTAAGGGTGGCAGTAAATTTCATGTAGACTTTAAAACGCGAAGTCTTAACATTAATGGCAAGGCTATTATCGACCACGGTAAATACGATGGTGAGTTAGGTGTAACTGAGTGTCAATCGCTCGATATGGTTGAAAAATACTATCAACTCTACAAACACTCCATACCATCTCAGCGAAGTGAAGCAAAGCAACGTAGGTACTTCATCGCATTACCTGAGAGTGAGCTGTCAAACGATGATATGCTCTACGGAGTACACCGCGATGAAGCTCAGGTGGCCTTAGAATTATATCTGCTATGCCTAATACTCAACGGCTTCCAATGGGATGAAGCCGCGATGGGTAAATGGTTTTGGCAAAGTAAACAAGATAAAGATTTAATAATACTCCGTAACTGGATTGATAACAATTAAAAAAATAACATTAAAATGGAAACAAACAAAATGAGCAAGTCAATGCAACGTATCGAAGCACTCCGTAACGCAGGAGTAGATGTCAGTAACCTATTCGCAATGCAAGGTGCTGAAGGTGGTGATTATGTAGCCAAAGTGAATAACGGTGTCTTTGAAATTCTCGATGATACCAACCCAATCTTCGAAATGATTAACAAGCAGGGAGCGGTGCCAAACCGTAGCCTGTTCAGACGATGGGTAATGGCTCAGATGTTTCACATGATTGCTTCCGGCAATGTTACCGATGCTATCAACCGGTTAGGGTATGACTATCAATGGAAGATGGTGATTGACGAACTAAAGGTGCAATGCAAAATGGTTCGTGTGGCAGATGAAAACCTTCCTGACCGCGCTCGTTGGTTCAACAAAGATGTGGCAATCGCGATGGCAGAACACTATATTAAAATGCTGAAACACTACACTCGTACTCGTAGACAACGTAAATGTAAGGGTGTGTCGTACATTACCGTAAACAAAGAAAACATCTTTGTCAGCGATATTGCTCGTAAGTTGATTAGACCTGTGGAGAAAGGGTTATTCGTAATCAAAAACGCAGGCACTATCCAAGACTTGCATGATGCTGTTGTAGCGTTTAACAAGCTGCGTGTTTGCATGAGAGGTTTTGAAAGACAATCTCAGGTATGGAAAGATGCTTATAAGGGTTCAGGTGCGTTCTACACCATTCAGAACCTTATCCGCTTCCACAGTGTAACCTTCCCCGACATGGATAAGGCTAAGTCACTTGAACACCTTACCAACATCGCCAAAACCCACGCAGCAAATGGTGAAGGCTACAAAATGTTGGGGGTGCTAAAGGAATTACTCGCCAGCAACAACATTGATGTGAACGCAAAACTCCAAGAAATTCGCACTAAGGCATAATATTAACAATCAACAACCAATAAATAATCCGATATGAAACATACTGATTTTTACGCCCAATACAAGGCGGTGAGAGATGCAGAACGCAAAGAATTAATTGCAGCTATTAAAGCGCATGGTGGAAAATATAGCTTCGTAGGTGGTTCTGACGAGAAACCTGAATACGATATTAATGAGTTGCCACGAGTGCTTGCATCATGCAAATACGATGACACGAGCGAGCAATATTGCGTAACAAAGGTAGAAGTAGAAACGATTAACGATAACGACTACCTGAGAGTGTATGGCTTCTACAGCGACTACGGCAGCGTGTTTAACACTAACACACTGCTCGACATTGAGTTTGGCTATCTAAGCTATATAATTGACGCTCTCCCTGAACCCACTATAACAATCTAAGTTTATTCATGGATATGGAATTTAAATGGGATATTGAAGCGAAAACCGGCTACAAACCCAAAACCAAAATCTGGAAAGAATTTTGTGTCGCGGAAATTTTTGGCGAAACTGCCATTAACGGTGTGTATGGTAGTTGTATGGCGCATATTAAAAAATGCTTCCCGGTGATATACCTAACAGAACTAAGCCTGGTACTTAGTTGGAAAATGTGGGAGCATCATGATAAGGGCAATATCGAGATGGGTAAGCTATATGAGAGTTTATGGCGCGAAGTTGACCAATACGCCAACGACTATCTTGATGGCACGGATATACAATATTACCTGCGAACTACTGATTAATTAACAACAGGTTGTTCCGATTGAGTAATCGACCGGAGCAACCTTTAAAACTTAACATTATGAGCTGCCAACTAAATGACGAAGATGTTGCAGACATCATCTCAGAACTATATCGCAATTACAACCTGAGCGTTCAAGAAAAAGATGAGTTTGTCGAAATTATTGAAAATGACATAGAACTATTAGAGTGCGCATGGTCATGCGTTAACTTTTGCCTTCCGGGAAGTTACTACTACGAGTTCCTTTCAGAAGTCGGAGAACGTGATTTGCCGGAAGGCTGGACTCTACGCGACATCTACAATGTGGTGTACCATATCAGAGAAAATATGATGATGCGCGACCACTTGTAATCTTCTTACCCAACCAATATTATTAACAATTTAAAAATCAATAAATTATGCCAAACTGGTGTTCTACTGAAGTCCGTATTTCGGGCGATACAAAAGAAGTAAACGAACTTTATAAAATTATGAACGAGTTACAAAACGCAGCCAAGCCTACAGTCCAAAACGGCTTCGGCACTACTTGGCTTGGTTGCCTTGTTGAAGCACTCGGTGAAAGCTGGGAAAACGTGCCATGCCGAGGCTCATGGGAGGGTTTAAATCTCAATGATAACGAAATCGGCTTCTACACTGAAACCGCATGGAGTCCAACAACTGGGGTATTTGACCTGATTAGGCAAAAATTTCCCTCGCTTGATGTGTATTATTACGCTGAAGAAAGCGGCTGTGGCATATTTGAAACCAATGATGCTTCAGGTATATATTTCTCCGACCGTTATATCCTACAGTACAACGTAGCAGACGATTATGAAACCGAATACTTCCAGACGTTAGATGAGGCATTAAAGTTTATTGGCACTATAACCGGTCGCGAGGTAAAAACTGAAGATGAAGTTGCCGCTATCGGGGAGCAAATCAGTGAGCAAAACATTGACAATTATCTTTACCTTACTCCTGTTGAAATCGTTAATTATTAATCATTTAAATCATAACACTTTAAAAACAAAACATTATGGATGCAAATTTTATTCTCAACACAGCTGAAACAATTCGTCAACAACTTCTCTGCTTGACCGACATCAATGTATTACTATCATGGGGCGTGAGCAATTTAGGTGCTGTCAATTATCATCACATGGCAGCCTTAAAGTTCAAGGTAAACGGTCGCTTACATAAGGGTGACGTAATTATCGCATACAACGAAGGCAGCGATTATTACGCCATCTACTTCATTGACAGCAAGGGCGAGCGCATGATTGCTGATGACGTGGACTTTACCATGTTGTCGCGTATTCTTGACGAACATATCGAGGTGGGAAACGACCCTGAAGCATACAAAAAATTCTGCCAAGATGAATTTAACAAATTGATTAAGGGCGATATTGACTAATTTATTAATCATTTAAAACAGTTAGATATGGAAACTACAAAACTGTACAGATTGAACCAAGCAATCGAATTAATTGCAAGAGCGGAACTTGTTAAAGCCGTAAAAGCACATGGCTCAGATGAGTATATATTTAATCCTGCCGAGCCAGTAATAGTGACAGCTATATCATCATTTAGCGACAACTTAGATGACTACTATGTGACAAAGGTTGCGGTGACAGACAACACGCCATTTATATATGGCTCACTTGAAGCCGATGGGAGAAACGCAGTGAAGCTCACGTGTCTTGATTTTGGTCACACGGAATTTATCACCGGCTTTATCTCACCAACCGCAGAAACCAACTCAGCAGCCATCAATCAGGAAGATGTTGCCGAAAAAATATTGACCGCCTTGCATGACATTGTGCCGGATGTCAATCTGAGTGAGATAGTTAACAAAGTAACTAAGCACGATTAATTCAACTTTGGTGGCTGTTTGGACTGATTGGGTTAAATGCTTTCCGGAGGTTCAAACAGCAGCCATGAATTAAAGTGCGGTACTGATTATTAGACACTTAACACAAAATAGTATTAATCTGACAAATCATTAGTGGAGAATTAAATAACGTTAAAGTGGACAGCTTTGTACACCTGCAAGTCATTCTCAGTGCTATTCCTATAATAAAACGCTATTAAAATGACTTTCAGAGAATATAAAGACCAGTTACATAATAACGCTATTGAATTGCTGAAAGAGTTCGTTATTGAGCATGGTGGTTTCATCGCGCTCAATAACGTGCTTCAGACAGGGTTGGCTGATTACACCGGAATACACCTGTATCAGCCATTAACCCTGTTTATTCAAGATGCAGAGCTTAAACTTGAATACTGCGACTCAGCCAAGCCATTCGGGGCATCAACGACCGAAAACGCAGCCGACCTACCTTTCGACATGATTGATAGTCTGATGGTTGCCTTATCGCTACAAGACTCCAAACTGATAGAGCCAATTATATGAAGCGATTTAATATAGAATGGAAGAACGCCCAATATCAGGCGGTTGAAGTTACGATATTTGCCAACACCGACAAGCAATTACCAATCCTCGCAGCCAGCACCGAATATTGTAGGGCATTATGGCGTGAGATTGAGTGTCGGGGCGAGCTTATGTTTGAAGCACGAAAGAGAGATTTTGATGTGGACTTTTATTTAACCCCTGACGAATTAGCTCTCTCAGATGATGAACTTTTACAAACTATTGAAGCAAACTACTACTGTTAATGTCAAAATATGATACGATAAGAATAGCCGGCACTAAATATGACAGCCGAATTAAACTGAATGATGAGGATAAGAAAGCAATCATCATTCTCGCTAAAGAAGGTTACAGCCAAAGGAAATTAGCACGGATGTTTAATTGTAGTCGCTGGCTTGTTCAAAGTATATTAAACCCACAACCAACACGCAAGGCTTCCATTAAGCCACAAAGCTCTCAATATTGGGCAGAAGCCAAGCGCAAATATCGAAAGAAGAAAGCAGAACTTTATAATTCAGGAAAACTCAAATGCAAACCAGTAACAAACAAAACATCGACCAAAACACCATCGACATCTTAAATGTCAAAATAGAACGCTTTATATCGTCTATCCTGACGCTTACAGGATTACGTAAAAACAAAGATTTCACGGTGAGCGAAACTCACCTTCACGTCAATAAGAACCCTGTGCGAGGTAAGCTAATTCACACGCTCAAACATTATTATCCTCAGTACAATTTTTATTGGGAAACGCCTAAAGATTTATATTGGTTTTAAGATGAACACAGTTATGGCAGAAGAAATTACCACTCACCTGAATGAAGCGTGGAATAGCCACTCAGATGAGGATTGCGTAGTGTGGTGTGAATTGGTTGTAAATGATACCGTATATCTTACATGGCACACCTTCATCACACGATTTTTAAGTAATAAATATTTATCTGACATCATATTTATATTGTTCCGGGATTATCCTTGGGTAAACAACATACACACGCCAATACGCAATATTTCCAGAGATGTTTATCAACGGTTCATGGCTAATCTCGAAAGGCGTAAACTTCAGTATAACATCACCTATTAAAACAACCCTCATAACCAAATTCAACATCATTATGACAAATCGCGAAAAGACAATCATGGTCATTAAGTCGCTTGTTCAGCATTTTGGCTGGGAAATAAGCGCATCATTGCGAGATATGGAAGCAGCCATTAATATCTCTCGCGTAACAATCGCCCGACACATTAGCAAGTTAGACAACCTTGGAGTGTTGGAAGTAACAAAGAACCCCAACGCTTTCCCACCGACACAATCTATATCAGTGGACCCTGAAGCATATGAAATGTATCTTGACGGTGTGTTGTTATGAAAGAGAAAGCAGTACTGCCAACCGTACATAATTACGGAAAACTTACCATCCCGGAATGGATTAGCCAACTCGGACACGAAATAGCTGGTCAGTATGGGTTAGAATATGCAGAGGGCATTTTAATTGCAGGTATGATATACAAGGCAATGTTAATTAACATGGAGTTAATGCCCCTTGAAGCGTATGAAGAATGTTGTAATAATTTATTGATATGAAAGCAGATAAAGAACCCAGATACCAAATAGAGTTAACCCAATCACAGTTGGCTCTGATGGCGCGTTGCATAGAAGATGTTAACCGTTTTATGTGCGGTCAGACTGAATTATTCAACTCGACCGTATTGCTCGAACATAGCAACGAAGTGCAAGAGTTGCTTAAAATGTGCTATCCGTGCGTTGTTCCCGAACTGTACAAGAAATATGGCGGATATGGTGCATCTCACGGTTGGAACGGCGGCAGTTGCTCTAATGAAGCGCAGCGCAAATTCATCGCGCAGACGTATTACCTTTACCGTGAAATCTATCACCAATTAGAAGTGAACCGCGAGCCAAAAGCAAATGACTGGAATGTTTATCAGAGTGAAACGCTTCGGTGTGCAGATAGTGGTGAGCCTATTAAAATCAGGAAGCATAATGAGTGAGTCGATGTGGGCAACACTAATAGAACAAGTAAGTAAATGTGATGCAGGACCGAAAAACATTCAACTTCAGACCGCCAATATTTATCGTGCCGGCATGACAAAAGAACAGTGCATCGAACAATTTATAAGCAACGCGAATAAATACCCATCGCTGTACGGATTATACGAGTTAGATTACACCGTTAATATTGACGGTAGTATTCAGTTTGCGTTTTCCGATGAATGTTGTTTCAGGTTGACAGTTGACGAGTTTAACAGCCTCATGAAGCGAGTCTGATTAAGCATAATTATCAACAAAATTAATAAACATATATCCACGGCAACCCAGAATTTTTAAGTTAACAGAATAATTAAATATCGTATTAGGTTTGATTATTTGAGATATAATTACGATATTTGCAGCAAGATAATGATATGAAAGTGAGATTATTAAAGCGGCTTAGACAACAAGCCTATAAAGAGTTTAAAATCGTATTTGAATATGGAAGGTTTTATATCAAATACAAAACCAACAAGTACGTTACCTCTGACATCAAGACAACACTGTTCAGCGGTACTTATCGCGACCCTTACAGTACGACAAATATTGAAGAAGCAAAAGCGTTGCTGAACAAGGTTCGCAATCACATGATTTCAGAATTTTATCTGCTAAAGTACCGCGCTGACCGCAAGAACAAACGCCTGAAGCGATACAATGCGGAGTTAGCAAAATTATAAAAAGGGAAATAACAGGGAAAGATGTGGAAATTTTTTAATTTTTCCCTGTTACCCACTAATCTCAAACTCGCTCAAATAAAAGAAATGAAGAAACTTGAAAATTATACCACAGATGAATTAAAAGCCGAACTAAAGCGCAGACAAGATATAGAACGCCGAGAGAGAGCTAAAAACACCTCCCATGCGGTTGAATTTGCTTACGTTTCAGGTGTTATTGTTGATGTTGATGATACTGCGTTCTGCCGACAATATTATCGTGTAGAAATTGATGAAGCTGACAGAAAGCGAGTTAATCTTCTCCACACAACATACGACATGAAACTTGACAGAAAAGTGTTTTCTCGCAAAAGTTTAGCACCAAAACTCGGAGATCGGGTGAAAATTAAAAGCCGTAAATCCAAGCGTCACCCCAATGGCTTTGGCTTATTCAGCGAGATGTTTATCTGCGAAATTATCAACTAAATTAAATATCATGCTAATTCAAATCACCAACAAATGCCATGAGAATTGTCCTCACTGTATGGAGTGTTCATCACCGGATGGGCAGCACATGGACTTCTCGACATTCAAACAAGCTATAGAATTTGGTTTGTTCCTCAAAAATGCGGTGTACGGTATTAGCGGTGGAGAGCCGACCGAACACCCTCAGTTCTTAGAATTTTGCCAATATCTCGACAAAATCATAACATTGCATAAAGCATTGGCACGATTTTCTGTCATGTCAAATGGTTCTTGGTTTGCTGATGCCGATAAAGTTGAGATAGTAAAGCAACTCAGTAAACTCCCCAATTATGTAGGGATGCAAGTTTATACTAATCCTAAGTGGTACCGACACGCAGACTTTATTTTGCAACATAAGGATGAGATTAGCGCAATTCCCGGAGTTATCGTTACGACCTCAGACATTATGAGTATGCAAGACCTCGGTAGAGCGAAAGATTGTCCTGAAGCTATGGCTGAAGTGAAAGCAAGTTCTTATCACATGGGGTGTCTTAATGGTCATGTTATGTTTCGGCAGCTCTCTGACTCAGCTAAAATGTATGGTCTTGTACAAACAGGCACGATGTGTAAACCGATGGTAGATTTTAAGGGCGATGTGCATTTATCAGAGTCTTGGCTATGTCCTTCATTCGGCAACGTAAACACTGACTATATGCTAACGATTTACAACAACCTGAAGAAATCTCAGCCTTGCTACAAATGCTATCTTGGCAAAAAATTCTTAGCATCAAATGAGCCTAAAGTCATTTTGGCTAAGACAATACTATCAAAATAAGCGCATAAAAATAAAAAAAATGAGCGAAAATCCAGACAGATACACCTATCGTACAAAGTGCAGGTACTATTCTTCAATGACAGGGCGATGCAATAAACACAGCGTCAATTCTGTTCTTGGCTTTCATAAGCACGATGGGCGCATCTGCTGGCATATTGCTCACACCCAAATCAATTGCACATCTGAAAGCCATTGTAATCGACTTAAAAATTACGATAAGAAACATGGCTAATGAGTAATAAACCAAAAGGTTGGGCGCGAATAGATGACCGATACGCCACCTACAATAAGCGCGTGATAATCTACAACAACACAACAAAGCCAACCAAAGAAAGTTGGTGGCAGCGCATTAAGAACTTCTTTAAGAAACTATTTCAACTTAACTAACAATGAAATACATACATCACTCAAAAGTAGATGCAACTAAGACCGTAGCACTATGTCAAGAAAGTGGCGAGGTGTCTGATGGTTATCTCGTAACCAAAGAAAATGGCGAACAAGAATGGATGCCGACTGATGAATTTGAAGCTGAATACACTCCAGCTGAAACACACCGTCAGCGTCTAAATATCGAATACAATGAAGTGAGCGAGCGTTTGGAAAGCATCACCAACTTCATCACAAGCGAGGCATTTAAAAGCCTTCCTGAAACAGAGCAAATCTTACTTCGTACTCAGTGTGACGCAATACTTTCATATAGCTTGTTGCTAATGAACCGTCTTGAAAGTTCTCATGCTAAAGTGGATTATAAACACGGCATTGGTGTCGCGATGGCTTACATCAAAGCCGGTGGTATTGCAAGACGCGCCCATTGGTCTGCCTACAAATATATTAGTATGCAAGTGCCTAACAACATCGACAACACAATCGTTCCCAAAATGAGTTCGTTGTCATCTCAGGCTAAGAAATTCGTTCTCAACACAGCAGGTTGTATTAAATACCACAGCCAATGTTTGCTGCATGATGTGGCAACAGGTGGAGCAACTTCATGGACTCCCACCATTGAAGATTTGCTTGCTGATGACTGGGAACTGATAGCACTCTAAGCGTTCTCATGCGCAGTTGATTTTTATGTTATTTATATGCGATAAGGTGTGGCTAAATGTCGCACCTTATTTTTATAAAAGTGAAACTAAAACGCCATAATTCTGACAAAAATCATTAACTTTGCATAAAATCTAAAACAAAACATTTACAAAATCAATCAACATTATGAAAATTAAGTATTTACACGTGAAGAATTATCACGACTTTGGATTATCTTTTATCGGCTTTGCTTTTGGTCTGGTGTGTCTGTGGATATTCCGCGTTTATATGGAGTGGATGAACCCTATAGACCCAATGGCTAATTTTATCATGTGGACCTCTTTTGTGATAGCTGGGATAGGAATTTCAATGTCACATAAGGTTTTATTTACATTCAAAATGCCGGACAACAGCGATGGCTTATTGTTTCCTTTTGCTTTAGTTGTGTTATATTCGTTCTTAGGTATAATGTTCGGGTATGGACAATACGCTTGGGGATATGGTTCATTAGACACATTAATTGGCTGTTTGATAGGCTTGCCATTATTAGTGCTATCTACAATTGGTATGTTGGTGTGTCCGATTGCCGCTATTGCTTGTGGTCAAGAATGTTTAGAAAAGGAAGGATATAAGTGGAGAACCAACTCACTTAAAGCGATTATAAAGACACAACGCAAGATATATCGCCATTCAACATTAAGAATGTGGATATATGGCATAACAATGTTATCCTTACAATTTGGAATTATGTTTGGATTAGCGTATCTAAACTTCTACTGTTACATAAATTTACCTTCAGCTCCGTGGGATATTACCATCATTACGGTAAGTGGACTAATCCCAACTATCCTTATATTAGCATATCTGATTAAGTCAGGCAAAGCAAGTGATATTTACAAAGAATATGATTAAATTACGAGATAAAGAAACATCTAAGCTGGCTGTTATGACCGGCTTAGATGTTGCATCTATAACAACTATGATAGCGTTAGGGTTACTTAATCAAGCTGAGGCTATCAACTACTTAGTTCTTAACGACTATCGAAAACTAAACAACCTAAACCTGTACACACGCCCTCAGATAATTAAAGTTCTGAGCGATGAGTACGATGTTGATGCAAACAAGGTTTTACAATCAATGCGCAGAAATGACAAGAAAGTATATTACTGTAATCTCTGTGGTAGACCTGTCACTTATAGCAGATACAAGCGTAATTCCGGCATCTGCAATGATTGTGTTTCAGCATCCATATCTATCTAACAACAAAACGACACCGAAGTGGTTCTGATAAGGTGACAATAACAGCACAATTCCGACCACATTTCAGGCATCGCTTCTTCCATTGAGATATATTAACTAACGATTAGCATTATATAAGCGTTGTTAAATTCAAGTTTTAAGACAGTCTTTTAAGGCTGTCTTTTTCATTGTCTTGCCCAATATTTTCTCTAAAACAGCTACTCCCAATTTTTTCGCCAAATTACGCCTTAACTATCTGTCTGATAAGGTTTTTCGTTTGCGTTTTGTTGCACAATCGTTACCTTTGTAGTGCTATAACGAACAAAGCACCACTCATCTCGTTAAGCATAAAATGATAGTACAATAGGCATGATATTATTTGCAACATCTCCAGAACAGCGCAGCATTACAGTAAACGAGGAAGGCAAGAAAGTTTTCCCCATCGGTACTGTATTTTCCAAGCTGAGATTTAAATATTCTACACGCACCGGCAATCTGATTGCATACGTGACAAAAAGAAATGGTTGTTGGTATGGAGTAGGGGAAAAAGCACGTGAACCCAAGCAAGTAGTTTTGGTTAGTCCGGCTATTCAGGATGAGGTTCAGTATAACACCCTATATCGAGTTGCTATGGTTCCTATGGTTGAGAAGAAAGGTTTTGTAGCTATTGGCGTTCTGGAAGCGGCATTTGTTGCGACCGTCATAACGACTTATGTTCCCAATATCCTTTACAAGGTTGAAGTTAAGTGGGGAAATCGCATTATCACCTTTGACCCATCAAGCAAACGCAACAATTCTATCAGCAAAATTGGTGACACCATACTTGACCGCAAAGATATTAAATGGCGCGGAAGGGTATTTGCTGATTTTACCGATGCAGCTGAAGCGTTGCTGAGAAATTATCGCAGAGATGGATATTACTAATCGACCGACTGAAGGGATTGCCACCGATGCTGCACACTCAGTCAAAAACTCAGTAACCGAGTATCAAGGCATTAATTTGGCAACAGGTGAGCGTATCTTTTACGAGAACTTAGGTCATCAAACCGTCAACATCGGGGAGTTTCTGGGAGTAGTTCAGGCTGCGAAGTATATCATCGAGCATAACTTTAAGCCGAGAATTATCTATACCGACTCTCAAACAGCCATAACATGGTACAATAATAAATCAACGGCATCTAAGCGTAGGAATAAAAATTTACAGAAGGCTGAGGTGTTCCTGAAGATTATGGCTGACGATATTGATACGATTGAAGTAAGGCATTGGGATAACTTATTATGGGGCGAAACCCCGGCAGATTTTGGCAACAAGTAAATTATGAAAAGAAACGTATTACTTACATCAACTATACTCCGGTTATTAGGGCGCATAATCGCAGTGCATGGGCCATCTGCAACAGTGGATATACAAGCGTTTTCCGAGATAGTTCAATGCCACAGCTCTATCATTAAATCTTGCTTGATTATAGCTCAATTGTACGATATAATCACTATTTCGTATATTTCACATGATGATGACGCAATTCAGGTCAAATATACGGTTGATATGGACCAATGGCACTGGTGGAACACTCAGCTTGCATCAACAACAAGCGTAGACCCATCAACCGACACAGCTGACATTATAAGCGTTGAGAGAGCTGTAACCACCGCGCCTGATATTGTTCTACTCAACGAATTGTCACAACGAGGTTATAAGATTGCTTCTCAACGACACAAAAAAGAAGTATTTGTATTCATGGCAGTCAACCGCACAACAAAGGACAAGCTCTATGTTAATATTCCGGCTTTTACGAGAGGCGAAGCATGGGAAATTATCAATGAAGATTACCCCTTTGCATTATACGAAATTGAATTAGTATAACTTGCATCCTGTTTGTTAATATCATAATTTGAATTTGAACTGATTTTGTTCGTGGTCATAACTAACATAAAACACTTTTTATCTTATATGATATGGAAACAATAGAAACAAATTTTATCGCCAATAACCAACCCAAACATAAATCAACTCTATTCTATAATAAAGCGCGGTAGAGCAGTGGTAGCTCGCCAGACTCATTATCTGGAGGTCATAGGTTCGACCCCTATCTGCGCCACTTAGAGTTCATTTTATGGCGATAATTGATATTGAATTTGCAGATAATAAAAATATGATGTTTTGTCATGGGATAAGCCGGATTGTGAAATTAGGCTTTATGCAGGGTAATGGCAATCTCAAACGGTAGATGGTAGAGGTGTTTGTGAGCCGTTTGGTGAGTGTGGGTTCGACTCCCACCCCTGTATCAAGGGGTACTGCTGCGCACAGTAACGTAAATTTCGACCGAGTTTAATGCTCGTTGCTCGAACCGAATCGTAAGTCGGCAAGTTATGTGTTAGCTTGTGAAATAACGCACTGGAATGTTGGAAGATATTCCTCGCGTCTGTGACCTGATTATGGTGGTCAAATAAAGTTCGACCCTTTCAGACGCACTATTATTGATTTTGGTTAATTGTGAGTAACTTATTTTTTATTTCTTTTTTGAGGCGACGATAATATTCATTTTCTTAATTAGGAATTTGCACTCAATAGGTAACTGTTTGTGAAAATCGTTACTTATTTTTACCTACTATACAAAAGAAGCGGTTTTAGCGAACTGCTTCTTTTTTATTGCCATATCTTGCGCTAATCCATTGCTATTGAATTAGTAAAGCAGCTATTCTTAGTTATAACTAACATTAAACACACTGGAATGGCTAAAGGATTAGTTGCTCCTGAAAACCTTGTTATTGACTTTGCACCATCACCCCGACAATATGAGTTGTGGAAAATGCTACAACCTGATTATTGTCCTTATTGCGGTGGTCACATTATTCAAACAGTGGTTGGTAAGGACATTAATGGCAAGAATATATACAAACCCCAATGTGAGAACTGCCAATCATTCAATCTACCTCAGATTATCTTAGGTGGTGGTGCAGCCGGAGGTGGCAAGAGCTACCTTGCGAGTTGTTGGATTGTCAGTAGCTGCATGAGGTTTCCCGATTTACGTGCTGTTATCGCGCGTAAAACTATCAAATCACTGAAAGAATCAACCTTCAATACGGTTAAGGCTGTTATGCGCGATTGGGGGTTGAAAGAAGGCGAGAATTATAAAATCAACAATCAGGTTGGAGAAGTCACCTTCTGGAACAATAGCACGATAATATTGAAAGAACTGGAAGATTTGCCTTCAGATACCAACTTTGAGCGTCTTGGTTCTTCGGAGTTCACCATCGCAGCAATTGATGAGGTGTCCGAAATATCTGAGAAGGCTGTTGAGGTCTTATTTTCTCGTCTACGTTGGCGAACCCATGAAAGTTTCAAATATCCCCGACTTCTCATGACCACCAACCCTTGTATTACTTGGGTTCGTTCTCGTTTCGTACAAGATGATGACGGTAATCCTGTCAAATGTGCGGAATCTGAAGCCTATGTGCCTTTCTCAGTATTCGACAACCCTAACGAAAAGTTTACGATGATTTATCGTGCTGCGTTGGAAAAAATTACCGACCCGGCAACTAAAGCACGTCTACTATACGGTAACTGGGATTTCGTTGATACTAATGAAGTGGCGGCATATTGGCAATTCAAAGGTAATCAACACTTGGTTGATGGCTTACGAGAGAAAGTCTACGACCCACTCAAACCTGTCGTTCTCAGCTTCGACTTCAACGTTGCACCTTATATGTCATGCTTGGCTCTACAATTCGATTATAACGAGAAGAAAGTATATGTGCTGAACGAATACCTTGGCAGACCTGAAGAAAAGCAAAACAACACACCGGCATTTGCCAAAATGATAAACCAACGCTTGCTTACCGACCGACACATGGGCGGTGTCATACTAACAGGCGATCCGGCTGGTCAGGCTCGTTCTACACAAACTGAGGATGGCGTTAACAACTATACAATTATCAAGGGTAACTTTAATTCAGCCCTAAACGTGCGGCAAAATATTCTGAACAGGCAACCACCACAAGTTACTCGTCTGGAATTTATCAATAGCGTTTTTGCCGGTTATGCCGGTTGGTCCATTTATATTGATATGCGCTGCCGTAAATTCACCGAGGACCTCATCTATCAGAAGAAAAATCAGGATGGCACCAAATGTAAGGCTAAAGTAACAGACTCGAAGCTGGGCATGAAATACGAGAAGTACGGTCACTTGTCCGACTGTTTTGATTACGCCTTATGTCTTATGCTTGCTAATCCGTGGCGTTCATTCCAATATAAGGGTGATTCCGGTATCTATACTGTTAACTCTCCGCATATTTATGGCGATTTTGAATACTAACCAATGTACAAAAGATTTATCAACAACAACGACTACATTAGCATTGTCACTGAGGAAGCTCTATCTCAGCTTATTCGTGGCAATGTAGAACGATTGGCGCAAGCTGAGGAAGCTGCCGAAGAATCAATTTTAGAGTATCTATCAGGCAACTATGAAATTGAAAAAGTCTTGGCGGTAGGTAAAGACTTGTTAGAGTACAACACGCAAATCACTTATCCTGCCGGAGCGCATTTCTACCACAACAACAAAATCTATAAAGCACTCAGAACTATCCGTGGTCGAAAAGCTCCTACAAGCGTAGTGTATTGGACTGAAGCAGATACGCTAACACAATCAGTAGACACCATCAAGCCTTACTCTCAGCGTTTATCTTATGCTCCGGGCGATATTATTACATTCGCCGGCAAATATTATGAGTGCGTTGAACATAATGGTTTAGACTTTAACAACGTTCAGGTTCCCGGATTAACAAGTTGGGTTAAGATTGACACTGATGAATGGATTGTCAACCTTACTTACAACAAATGGGATGTAGTACGCTACGATGGCAGTTTCTATGCTTTGATTAATCCTGAAGATGTAGACTGGAACCTCAATCCCTATGATTCTGATAACTGGGGTAAGATTGGCGATTACGATGCATACTACAATGAGTACGAGCTTAGCGACACTGAGTTCGTAGTGTATGAGAATGAAGTCTATTATCCGATAGCTTATCCTAATTCTGATGAGCTTGTTCTTAACCACAATATTATTCAGGATGACCCCCGAAATGCCAATATCAAAAAGCATTTGTTGAGGTTGGCGATATATGAATTATACAAGCTAACAGCACCGGTAAATATCAGCTCTACTCGCGTTACGGATTACGAAACGTCTATACTTTGGCTGAGAGATGCCGCCAGACTTAAAATAAACCCCCAAATACCGCGAAAAGTTGCAGGGGATAATAAACACGTCACTGAGTATGCAATCGCGACATACGCGCGTGATTACGACCCCTACAAAAATCCGTGGCAAATTTAAGTTTCAGCTTTCTTTTTATCCTCGCTTGCTCTTTTTGGGTTTGCGAGGATTTTTATTGTTATTCTTATCTATATCTTCAGCCGCCATATCAAGCTGCTCTTGGGTTCTGAAGTGCGATAGGGCATCAAGGTAGTTTGTATAGTGGTTTTCAATCATGCCTATTGATGTTCCTGCTACCTTCGCAATCATATCAACCGGCATTTCGTTGTTAATGATTTCGTGAGTTATAGCTGTTCTTCTGAAAGCATAGAGCGTTAGCTTGTACGGCAGATTGAGCTTTTCACCAACTCGCTTCAAAAAATCATTCACCGCGTTACGCAAAAGGCCCAATATTCTACTGTGTTCATTAAATTGTTCTACATTATCTAAATCCCATTCTTGCATATTGTTTATCTCAAACGGCAATATGTACCCATATTTAGAACGCTCTTTATATTTTAGCATTATCTCCATTGCTTTAGGTGAAATGAATTGAACCGATTTAGCTTTATTGCGATTGGTTGCATTTTTCTTTTTTGTTGGAATGTATGAACAGATATACCCTCCGTATTGCTCGTTATATTCGATATTGCTCCATTTCATAGTAACAATATCAACAGGTCTGGATTTTAGCTCATACAATAAAACACAGAAGTCACGATACATTTCGTACTTATCTCGTTCATTGCTACGCTGCTTTTGGTAAAGGCTTGTTATATCAAGTGAACAGAATTGCGCGTATTGTTCAACTGACAAAGACTTGAAATCAGACGCAGCTTCATTATAGTCATCTACTGGCGCATGGTCTGATATTGAAAAAGAAATAGGTATAGCTATAAGGTCATCTTTTAAAGCCGAGTTTAATATCGCCATTGTTTTCGTCATCAAAGTCTTGTAGTTAAATGATGATACACCGCTTGCAATGAGCCAATCTGACACCGCATTTATATCTCGCTTTGAAACAGCGTTAATCGGAATATTTATCAGCTTATCTTCAGCAACAAGTTTGTTTTTAAGCAAGATGTATTGCCTGTATGTATTGCTTGGTTTTTTGCCAATAGGGTTTTTCTTTTTCTCGATGAACTGGTCAAGATATTCACCATAAGTAATACACTTATTC